AGGGCGAAGGTGAGCGAAGGACGGTAGCTGCCAATATAAATTGCTTTCCTGTGCAGAATGAAGGAGCGGTAAATGACACCCACTGAGAAAGCCATATCGCAAATTGAAGCGCATGAGCGTGAATGCGCCATTCGGTATGAGGGTATCGAAAAGCGTCTCGACTCTGGTAGCAAACGATTTGATCGTCTTGAAATGATGATCTGGGGCGTTTATGTGACGGTGATTGTCGCGGTGGCTCTGCCACAGTTTATGGGCGGCTGAACGTGATTGGCGAGATCGCTGCGATTGTAGCTGGCGTAAATGCGGCTACTAGTGCGATCAAGCAGGTCGCTGAAACGACTAATGACATTCAGTCTATCTCTGGGTTTTTGTCTGCGTTAGGTGGTGCCGAGGTAGAGCTACAGCGCGCTCAAAACGAGGGCAAGCTGTCAGAGGCCGATGCTGTGAAAGCGGCGTTGGCAAAGAAGCAGATCCAAGAAACCATGCGTGAGATCAAGGATTTGTTTACCGTTAGTGGTAACGGACAGTTGTACCAAGAAGCTATGCAGGCGATGGCAGACGCTCGTAAGCAAAAGCAGCTTGAGTTGGCTAGGAAGGCGGCAGCTAAAAAGAAGTTTTGGAAAGAAGTTAAAGAATACGCCGTTATTGGTACCGTACTACTATTTCTGCTACCCATGACGCTGGCGCTACTACTTGGTTGGTTGACACGATGATGGCGTTCTTATTGGTTGTGGTGATAAACGGTGAGCCAATAGCAGATCAGTTTTACTTCCGCGACATTACACGATGCAACGCTTTTGCTTACTACGTCAGCACAGGCAAAACAAAGATAAACAACCGCTATCAGAGGCAAGAAAACGTGACAGCATATTGCATCCCGAAGCGGGTTCCAGAGAACACAAAGACTTGGGACTGATATGGCAGCAAAGCGATTAGAGGAAGGCTCTGAATATGCTAGCTTCGATACGGATGGTGACGGCATCGTCTCTGATGAAGAGCTACAAACGAGCAAGGAGTTGCAGGAACTGCGGCTACAGCATGAACGGGCAGATGCTCAACGAGCTATGTCGTGGTTCGCGCTCTGGGGTATGCTGTTATATCCGTCACTGGTGGTTATCAGTGAGTTCTTTGGGATGAATCAAGCAGCAACCATCTTGGGTGATATGGCAGCAGTATATTTTGTATCCGTTGCAGGCATACTTGCAGCGTTTTTTGGCGCTCAAGCTTGGTCAAATAGGAAATGATATGTGGCAGCTAGCTGGAGTTCTTGGAGTTGCTTTAGCTCTGACTGGTGGCGCTTTCAAGATGTATCATGATAAGGCAGAGGCAGAGAAGGAAGCCTTGTCTGTTCAGCTTCGAGTGGCGGCAGATAACCAAGCGGCCCTAGAGTCCAGTGTGAAAAATCTTAACGAGCAAATTGTTAAGGCAGAAACCCGTCAGCAAGAAATGTATGAGCGTGTTTCTCAGTTGCAGATTGACAACGCAGAATCTCAACGTGAGGTGGAGACGATCAGAAAAAAGTTCGCAAAGCACGATATGACTGTTCTCTCTTTACGGAAGCCGGGTTTGATAGAGAAGATAATCAATCGCGGGACGAAAGGGGTGCTGAGTGATCTGGAAGCTATTACCAATACTTCTTCTTAGTGGTTGCGGCCTAATAGGTCGTGAGCCATACGTTCCTGAAACAAAGCAGGTTGAGGTTGTGACTGTGGTACAGCAAGCGGCTGTCTATCATCCGCCTTTACCCAACTCTGTTTCGATGGCACCTGTTGAGTGGAAGGTGCTAACCCCAGACACGATGCGTGAATATCTAGACGATCTAGAGGCCGGTAACGCTCCAGTAAACGCATATTATGGAGTGTCGCCAAAGGGTTACGAAAACCTTTCCTCTAACATGGCAGAAGTAAAGAGGTATATTAGACAGGCTTTGTCTATAATCGATTACTACAAAGACTTATCGGAAGATACGAATGGATCTGGAGGGGATAGTTCAGATTGATATAAACATTACGGACTTGTGCAACCGCACATGTTCGTTCTGTCCACGGTCTGATGCATCTATTTACCCCAACAACAACCAGAACATGACGTTAGAAATGTTCGACCTGATCATGGATCAGATCGAAGAATGGCGATTCAGCGGTAATGTCATTTTGGCGGGTCGAGGGGAAAGCACAAATCATCCTCAGTTCGAGAAGATAATTCAGCGGTTGCTTCGTAAACCCAACAGATACCGTACACAGGTGACAACGAATGGGTGGCGGCTTGATCGTTACTGGGATTACTACCGTCAGCTAGATAATCTAGTCCTTAATACCTACACCACCGAAGAAGACTTTAAGGCTAGACGAAAGAAGTATCCACGCTTAGATAACGGTGAGCGGATTGAGGATTACTGGAAGCCGGACGGTGGCTCGGTTGGAGACGTGAATGTGTTACCTGACTACCCAGACCCTAAGGGTGGCAACTTCAGATACAAGCATGTCTTTAATCACAGGGCAGGGTTAATCGCAGGTGGCACCGCCGTGAAAGGCCCGTGTGTACACCCCATGAGGGGGATATTCATTAACTTCGACGGTGAGTTGCAGATGTGTTGCAACGACTGGTCGCATCAAATCGGCTTTGCTAACGTCAAAGATGTTAATCTGTTTAGAGAGTGGCGTGATAACAAGGAGTTACAACGAATCTCTACTGAGCTTATTAATGGTAATAGAGATGTGACACCGCCTTGCAGTGTGTGCGATGTGCAGTGTGCAAAGCCTGAGTTTGTTGAGAGGTATAAACATTGGGTCTAAGGAAGATAAAGAATCAATTACGCAGCGTGTTAGGCGCTATGCGTAGGTTGTACAAGAATCCCAACGACCTTGAGGCCGCTTTCATTGTTTTTAATTGGCTATCCTCGCGCTCTGTCCGCAAACAGTACGAAACGTTTCGCCGTACTCCAATAGGATCAAGGATCATCGATAACGATGAGTCGTTAGTCGGGATTCTGGATGATGTTGATAAGCTTAAAGCTATGCCGGTAGGTAGCTTAGGCCACGAGTACTCTAGATTTTTAGTTGATACTAGTCGATCTACATCTCAATTTGCTGATGACACCAAGAAGCGAGGCGAGAAGCCCTCTGAGTCGGCGTTCAACTGTTATATCCGGTGGTATAGGGATCAGCATGATCTGACTCACACCGTTACAGGATATGAGAGGAACCCGTTTGGCGAGGTTGTCTTGCTCTGGTTCTTGCATGGCAACTTTGCAAACTTCGGGATTATCGCAATGACGATACCCATGACGATAACCCACGCTAGGAAAAAGGGCTGGGGTGTTTTTGCTGCGTCTTTTGAGGCGTACATGAACGGGCGCAAGGCGGAGTGGCTTGCCGGTATGGACTGGCCTGCTTTGTTAGAGATGCCTCTAATCGATGTTAAGTCGCTCATGAAGATCAGGTCGCCCATTAAATATCACGAGTTGATGTACAAGCTAAGAGCTTCAAAGAGTCCTACCCGTGAAAGTAGTAGATGATTTTCTTTACGACGATCTTTATCAAGACTTAGTCCGAGATCTCAACGATTTAAGATATACGCACGTTGATTCATACAACGGCATAGAGAAGTCTGAGGCACTGCTGGATGCAGAAACAGTGGGTAGGATTAGAAGTTGTTATGCCGACAAGGTTGCAGATCCTGTCGGAGTTTTTGAAGCGTCTATTACCAAGTGCGATCCGGGGTACGAGTACGACCTTCACGCCGATCATCCAGATAAGATTGTCAGCACTGTACTCTACCTTGCTCCAGAAACGGGGGACGGAACACTTTTTCTACAGAAAATTGAGGGGACAAGATTGTTTTTTGAAGAGGTTGTGTGGCTCCCGAATCGATTAGTTACATGGAAGAATGCTGGTCAAAGACACATGTATCGGAATACGAAGCAAGAGATTAGGTTTACACTGAACATATATCAGAAAAAGCATGACGTGTCGTTTGAGGTGCAAAATATCTATGAGTAAACAAACAAGCGCAGAGGGCGTGGCTCTCATTAAGAAGTTTGAAGGGTGCGAACTAGAGGCTTATCAGTGTTCCGCTAACGTCTGGACGATTGGGTACGGTCATACTCGTGGCGTGGAAGATGGCGATTCTTGCTCTCAGGAAGACGCTGAGAGAATGCTCGTTGAGGATCTTGAAGAGTTTGAAGGGTACGTCAATGACATCGTTGAGTGCCCTCTTGAGCAGAATCAATTTGATGCATTAGTAGCATGGACATACAACCTAGGGCCAACTAACCTGAGGGAATCTACTTTGCTGATCAGGCTGAATGAAGAAGATTATAACGACGTTCCAACGCAAATACGCCGATGGAATAAAGCAGGTGGTAAAGTGCTAGACGGTCTTGTAAGGCGCAGAGAGGCAGAAGCCCTCCTGTTCTTAGGCCAAAATTGGGAAGAGGTATAGGTTATGAGCAGAGGCGGATCAGGCGGCGGCAGCAAAGGCGGCGGACAGACCGTCCCTTACGGGGGCGGAAACGTTGGAAACAATAGGTTCCAACAGCCACAGCCCATACCCCAGAATAGCTTTGTAGCTGACGGCCCAAACCCTTACGGG